GTCCAGCATAAATTGTTACAGGTGCGGCTAAAGCTGTTGCATTATTAGTTACCCAACCACTTCCAGATGTGGGGTCTCCCCCTGTATCAGATGAATTATAATCAAACCAATCTCCATTTATTCCTACATATAATTTTGTATTATCCATATCTAAAGCAAATCTAATAATATCTCCTGTTGAATATGAATTAAATCCATCTACTTCTGTAGTTGAGCCATCTACTGTTATAGAAAATCTACCACTTGTTACGGAAGTAAATTCAAAACCTGAATAACTGCCTTGTATTGAGCTTGTTCCTGTTACACTTTCATAAGCTGCAAGTCCAACTCTTGTTCTATCTGAACCAGCATCTCCAGTCATTTTAGCTTCCCAATACCACTTACCATTTGATAACATTATTGAACTGCCATAAAGTCCAAATGTTCCTGAACCACTTTTATCTATTTGTAAATTACCTTGACTTAAAGTAAAATTACTTGCACTAGGAGTATTTGGCATAAAAGTAACTGCATTATTAGTAGGTGTATCCG